ATTAATCCTGCAAGTGGTAGTGTAGGTCTAACAGAATTATCTGCAACAGGTACAAAAAGTAGTAGTACATTTTTAAGAGGTGATACCCCCATCTTTGTATTACCGGTAATATACAATTTAAATAGTTGCTCTGCAGCAGCAGGGGTTATTAATTTACCGTCTTTAGTTCTACGTTCACTTTTAGCTGAAGGAGCTGAAATCAAAACATGTACCTGACCAGTAGGATACATCTCACTATAGGTTTTTACCATTTCGTAATGGCCCTTATGAGGGGGTTTGAAACTACCTGGTACTAATACAACTACTCTATCGTTTTTTTTTAATTCAAGAGAAAGTTTACTACGTAAATCACTTAATTCTAAATCTTCCCATACAGTATTAATTTTCACTTAATCCATAGTCAACTACAATTTTACGAAGTATTTTAGCAACTTCTTTTGCATTTTTAGGTTCTACATCTTGTGTGATTGTTTCTCTTTCAGCGTCAGTTAAGCTTGTATTGTCTAAATCAACAAATAATGCTTTACGAGCAAGATTAACATAAAATGTCTCACCTTCTGTAGTCATTGGATCAGGAGTAGGTTCTTCTGAAGGTTCTTGGGCTAAATTATCCTTAGTTTTTGGTTTAAATTCACCAGTTTCAGGTCCTTGACGAGGAACAAAATCATCTCCTTCGGCCTCATTTGCTATCTTCTTTCTCAACTTTTGGGCTAGTTTAGCTTGTGCTTGATCTGCTAAATTATCGATTTCTCTTTCATTATTAGTAAGACTAGAAGGGTTGTCTTTCTTCTTTTTACGAATACGCTCTATTTCAGCGTCATCGTTAGATGGTTTTTTGTCCGCACCTAACATTTCGTTTATTTTTGAAGTGAACCTACTCATTATAATTATTTATAGTAGAGAAAGTTTATTTCTTATGTCTTCGAAATATGTTTTATCTAAAAAGGTAAGTTCGTATTTTTTACAAAAATAATGAAGTTTGTTAAAATGAAATTTGCTGTTTTGTACTTTTTTGAGTTTTCGACCTAAAATCATATATAATTCCTCTTTTGTACCTTCACATTTGCATTTTTTCCTAAGTAACTTTAAAGAATAGTTTTCTCTTAATACTATAACTGGAAATTTTTTCTCGAAAGTATGTAAAAACGAAGAATATTCAGTATTTAAATTATTACCTATATCAAAAAATACTACTGGTTTATATTTTTTGTTATGAACTTTAAGAATTTCACAAGTATAATATATAAAGTAATGAAAAACATATTTTTTATGTTGTGAACTGTTTAATTTAACTTCGTTATCAAATTCCGATATGTTTTTTACTGAATTATTATGTATATATTCTATTACTGGAGTAAAATTGACTATATTAAAGTAAGTACCCGGTAACTTATAACTCAATTGAGGTATCTTCGTTAAGTCTTCTAATTGCATCTTCGTTATTAAC